ATAAAATTAAAATGTGCATCTGAACTATTAGCTTGGAAATTATTTCCTAATGCCAAAGAAATTACAGAAAGTTTTGCTGCATTTCATGGTGTAATTAATATGATTATGCCAAAAATGAACTCACAAACAAATCCTATTAGTTATAATTCTGAAAATGTTAAACTTATATCTATTGCTGATGGTTATACTCCAAGAACTGCTGCATTATTTGCTTTACGAACAAAATGGGATTGTTATAGTATTGATCCTGTTTTAAGAATGAATGAATATCCAATCAAAAGATTAACACAAATAAACAAAAAAATTGAAGAAGTTAATTTGAATTTTGAAAACGATATTGTTATAATTGTTTCTGTACATGGACATGCGACGATAAATAATATGTTAGAACATATTCATGGGAAAGAAAGATATTTGTTAGTAATTCCATGTTGTGTTCCACAAGACATTCCTAATCGTCCTTATATTGGATTTTTAGATACTAATATTTGGTCAGATAAAAAATTGGTAAAAGTTTGGTTAAATATATAAAATTATAAAATTTATTTTATAGGGATATTTTATGCAATATTTTAAAATTGAAAATATAGAAACAATTTCGGATTTACAGAATCTTTTAATTTCTGGATTTTTAGATTGGAAAAAATACGGAGAAGTTTTTACAAACATAGATGGCGATCTAACTATTTTTAATTATACTAAAGAATGCCAATATAATAGACGCTGGAATTTTTTTGAAAGAATTAGTCGTGGTTTAATTTTAAATAATAAGACTGGAGAAATAGTTGCCAGACCATTTGATAAATTTTTTAATTGGATGGAAATGGGCGAAAAAGCAAATGGATATATTGTTAATGTTACTGAAAAAATAGATGGTAGTTTGGGAATTTTGTACCGAATAAATGATGGATATAAAATTTCTACACGTGGTAATTTTCATTCAGAGCAAGCAGAATGGGCAACACAATTTTTAAATAAAAATTATAATTTAGAAAATTTGCCTGAAGACATGACATTACTTTTTGAAATTATATATCCAGAAAACAGAATTGTTATAGATTATGGAAAATTTGAAGGATTAATTTTACTTGCTTCTCGGAATCGCTTCACCGGAGAATATTACCCATTTTTTCCAACAGTTTATGAATTAGGATTATTTTATGGATTTATAACACCAAGAGTATATAATTTCAATAATGTTGTAGAAATAATTGAAAAAACAGATGTACTAAATGCGAATCAAGAAGGATGGGTTGTAGAATTTTCAAGTGGACAAAGATTTAAGTTTAAAGGCGATAAATATTTGGAATTGCATAAACTTATTTCTGGTCTTTCATTTAAACATACACTAGAAGCATATCAAGGTGGAACAATAGATTATATTCGTTCACAAATTCCAGAAGAATTTTTAAATGAATTTAATAAATGGTGTGACCAAATAGAAAAAACAATAATAAATATTGTTTATATAGTAGAGCAACTTTTTAATATTGCGCCAAAAGAAAGTAGAAAGGAATTTGCATTATGGGTTATTGAAAAAGCAAAAAGATATTCTTTGTATTTATTTGCAAAATATGATAATCGAGAATATTTATCTTTAATTTATAAAAATGAATTTAAAGATATGATAGAATTAAAAGATTTTGATAAATTAGAAATATAATAAAATTGCTCTTTTATTGGAAGAATAATGAATCTTATATTATGTATAATAGGAATAATTATATATTTATTTATTTTATTATTTAGTATATTTATGTTTTTCATATGTTTAACATGGATAAATAATGAAGTTATTTTTGATAAGAAAACTACATTTAAAGAAGCTTGGAATGAAACAGTAGATATATTAAATTCTAAAAAATATAATGAATAATTTTAGAGATATGATACCAGGTTGGCATTTGAAATGGGAAAACGAAGATGAATTGCCATTGGGGATTACAGACGAAATTTATCATGTAATGTTTCCAACAAGTATTGTAAATGGCGTTAGATATTTCCCTTATTTAGAATGCGTAGATGGAACAAAGTTTTATCTTATAAAGCTAGACGATTAAAATTTATTAAATTAGAAAATTAATATGAATATTATTTAATCGGATATTATAGATAAAATTTATCAGATTTCTAAAAATAATATAATAAAGTGACTTTTTTATTAGAAATTTTAATAAATATAGGAAGAATTTATGATAAAATACATAAAAAATAGAAAGGAAATAATTAAAATTGGCTGGATTTGCATTTGTATTCGCAGATAAGGGTTTCGAACTTAATACTTCGATTTGGAGGGCATTCGTTCCAGGAAAAGCATTGGGTCGAGTAGGTCATACGGTTGCTATTATTCCCATACAATTATTTCAAGAAAATAAAGACGAGGCAATGCAAGCTTGCGCCAATTCTGATTTTATCATTATTGAGCGTAATTTAATTGGTGATGTTCTTACCGCAATGGCATTTTGGAAAGTACGTGGAAAAGTAATTATAACTAATTGGGATGATGCTTACGATTATATTGAACCAACAAATGCATCTTATCCATATTGGAAAAATGGTATAATTAAATATCAAGAAGTTTCTGGCAGTACAGAAACATCGGCAAGCAAAATAGAAAATAAAGAAACAAAAATTTTTCCTCATCCATTAGATCAATTTAAATGGGGATTAAAATTAAGCCATGCCGGAATTACACCATCGAAGCAAATGGCAAAAGATTATCGAACATATACCCCGACATATTATTTTCCAAATTATTTTGAAATAGAAAATTATATTAATGTCCCAAAAGAAAAACGAGATTATATTACAATAGGTTGGGGAGGTTCAATTTCTCATTTTCAATCTTTCCAAAACAGTGGTATTTTAGAAGCATTGAAAAATATATGTAAAATTAGACCAAATGTAAAAATACATATTGTAGGTGAACAAAACGTTTATAATAGTATACCAGTACCGTTAGAACAAAAATTATTTTCTCCGTATATGCCTTATGAACAATGGGGTAAATTCGTAGCACAAAATTTCGATATCGGAATTGCTCCGCTCGCAGGCAAGTATGATAATTATAGAAGTTGGATTAAACCGATGGAATATATGATGACCAAAACGCCATTTGTCGCATCTGATGGAATGGCATATCATGAATTATTAAAATATGGACATTTGCTTCAAGTTAATGCGAGCAAACCATGGGAACGTGCGTTATTAAATATTATTGATAACTATGATAAAGAAAAAGAATTTGTATCTGGATTACCATATGAATTTGCTTTGACAAAAGATGTAAATAAAAATATAGATGAAATGATGAAAATTTTTGTTGAAATTGCTAAAAAGTATGCGAAAATTGATATAAAATATCTATAGAAATTTGGCAAATTACCTCTTGACAAACTTATACAAATATGATAATATAGAATAGTTAGATGAAAATATAAATTAAAACATAAAATAAAAAAGGATAATCAATAACTAATAAATATGAATAATCTGGACATAGCACTCGCTGAATTACTAAAAATTTTTAATGTATTTAATAAAGAATTATTTGAAGATGTATTACCAGAACCAATTTTTGTAATTCAATCATCTTGTCGTAAGAATATTAATGGATGGTTTTCCGTCAATCAAGTTTGGAGAAATACAAATATTGAATTAGACGAAACAAGTAAATTAGAAAAATTAGATAAAAATGAAATTGTATTAATCGCTGAAAAATTAAATAGATCAGTTGAATCAATTGCTGAGACAGTTCTTCACGAATGTTGCCATTATTGGAATATTATTTGTGACGTTAAAGACACATCAGGTATCCATCACAATAAATATTTTAAAGAAACAGCAGAAAAATATGGATTAAATGTAGAAAAAGACAAGAAATTTGGTTGGGGAAGAACCAGTTTCAATGAACGTGGATTAGAAGTTTTTAAAACAATAAATATAAATCCAAAAGCTTTCAGTTTTTATAGAATAGCCGAAATTAAACCCGAAAAGGAGAAACACACAACTTATAAATATATATGTCCTGAATGTGGAACAAAATTTACACTAAAACATGACATTGACGCAAGATGTAAGGATTGTAATATTGATTTTGATGTTGAAATTAAAGAAGTCGAAGATGTTGAATTAGAAAAATAATATATAATGGAGATAAATATGAAAAATAATGATAATCATAATGTTTTTGTTTTTGATTGGACGGAAAATATTGATTCACATATGATACAAACTTATAATATTGTACAAACCTATTCCAATTCAAATGCTTTATCTTTTAAACCAGAATATGAAAATAAAAAATCAAATAAAAATAAAAAGGAAAATAAACAAATGGAAACATTAATTCCAACTTATGTTATGTATAATAAAAATAAACGTGCAACGATTTGTTTTTGGGAAGATGGAAGTAAAACAGTTGTGCATTGTGCGAAAGATGAGCCATTTATCAAAGAGTATGGTGTAGCAATGTGTCTTGTAAAAAAAGTTTTTGGAAATAGAACTGAATTTTTAAAAATGGTTGATATGGGTTATGAACAACAATTTAATGAAATAAATAAAAGACAATTAAAACGAATCAATGAAAACCAAATAAAAAAGAATGGACCAAATAAAGGGGCAAATAAAAAATGACACAAAAAACTGAAACTGTAAATGAATCAAATCCTAAATTGCAATTAAATAAAAAGAAAAATATTTTTATTATTGCAACAATTTTACTTTTTTTAATAGCAATTGGTTTGATAGTTTTAAATATGGTAGTTGTAAATTCGTCACCATTTGTTAATCTTCCAATTACTACAGTTCATGGAATTTTTGTGGATATGAATCAAGATGGAAGAATTGATTATGTTCCATATGCTCAAGTTATTTTAAATCCCGACGACAAACCAAATTTTCAAGAACCAACTCAAATAGTGAAATAACAAGTAATAGTTCTGTTTCTAATGGGTTGGTTGAAAAAAAATCTACAGAACAATTATATGTACCAATTATAGAAGATGCATCTTCTATAATTGAACCTACAACTGAACCTACAATTGAGCCTACGGCAAAACCAAAAAAGAAGAAATCAAAACCAAAAGAAACTGTTACTAGAACAGAATTTGTAAAGATTTCTCATTATGATCCAGAACTTTTAGGAACAAATTGTTCCAATGCCGTAAATGGAATTTGTGTAAGTCATATGGCATCTGGTAAATCTTGGGAAGATTGGATGGATAAAGCGGCAGCGTGTCCTCCAGAATGGAATTTTGGGACAAGATTTCGATTGCCCGATGGAAGAATTTTTGAATGTCAAGATCGTGGGGGTGCAATAAAATATGGTTATGACGGACTTACTTTTGTTGATTTATTAACTAAAGATCCAGGTTATAAATTTGGCGAAGTTGTTGAAATTGAAATTTTGGAATAAAAAATTTTTTTATTATATGAGGTTTTATAAAAAAGAAAAATGAATGCTAATGATTTAATTAAGAAATTAGAACTTTTATCTGAAGATGAAAAGAAATTAGATCTATTTATATATGATTATGAGGAAAAAGGCGTTTATATTCCACTGGAATATAATGACATAAATCTTGAATCGAGAATGCTTTATTATTATCCAAGATATTATCCATGGTTTGGTGACACAGACAAAGATGAGAATGAAGATGAAAACGAAGATGGTGTTGGAAAACAATTCGAAAAAAATATTTTAGTTTTATTTATGGAAAAGAGATAAAATGATATCTCAATATATGCATAATAAAGGAGGTTGTGAAGCAATAATTGAAATAAAAAGAAATGAATTATATACCAAAAATAAAAGAGTAGATATTTATTTTTGCAATAAACCTATAGAATACGATGTAAAATTTGTTTTTGGAATAAAAAAGGCTTGCGAAGAACATGCAAAAATGTGGTTGGAAAATTTTAAGAATATTACAATTACTAAAATTATAAAGGAGATATAAATATATAATTATGAATAAATTGGATTATTTAATTGATAAATTAGAAGTATTGACAGAAAAATATTACCAAATAGCAGAGGAAAAATTAAATAGTGGAAGTGCAGTTTTGTCTGATATTTATTTTGACGTAGCGGAAGATTTGGAAAATTTGTTAAATAAAGTTGAGAATTAAAATATAATAAAATTGTAGATTTATTATAAAATTATGTTTGAATTAAATAAAATTTACAATCAAGATTGTCTTATAGGAATGCAACAATTAGATAATGAATCAATTGATTTAATTATAGCTGATCCTCCGTTTAATCTAAATAAAGTTTTCGATAAAAAATTATCTTTACAAGAATATTATGATTGGTGTAATGATTGGATTACTATTTCAATAAATAAACTTAAACCAACGGGATCAATTTTTGTTATGACTGCGCAAGAGCATGTTGGCGAAATGATGTATTGTCTTGGGAAATGGAGTTGTTTTAGAAATTTAATAATTTGGTTTAACTCATCTATGCCAGTAAAGAATCGTTTTTGTCGTGGTTATCAACCAATTTTGTATTATGTAAAAAATGAAAGAAAACATTTTACATTCAATTATGGAATAGAAAAAAGAAATTCTAAGGCAGCATTGCCTTGGAATAGGAAGAATAAAGCCGGTTCTATTAAAGATATTTGGGATGATATTCCATTTATAAGCGGTGGTTGTATGGCATCTAAAGAAGCAATATTAGAAAGAGATTCTAAAAAGAAAGTACATTCTGCTCAAATGCCTATAAAGTTAGCCGAGAGAATGATTTTGTATTGTTCTAATATTGGTGATATTATTTTAGATCCATTTGTTGGAAGTGGAACAGTACCATTATCGGCAAAAAATAATGAAAGAAATTTTATTGGATTTGAAACAAACAAAAAATATTATAATCTGGCAAATGAAAGATTAAATGATAATAAATAAAAAATATAATATAATTTATGCAGATCCTCCTTGGACTTTTAAAACTTATTCTGAGAAAGGTAAATTGCATAAATCTGCCGAATTACATTATCATTGTATGGATATTAATGATATTTATAATCTACCTGTTGTTAATTTAGCTGATGATAATTGTATTTTATTTTTATGGGTAATTTTCCCATTATTACAGGAAGGACTTGAAACAATTGAACGTTGGGGATTTTCCTATAAGACTTGTGCATTTAATTGGGTTAAAAAAAATAAAATAGCAGATTCATATTTCTATGGTTTAGGTTACTGGACACGTATTGGAAGTGAATTATGTTTATTAGCAACCAAAGGACATCCAAAACGTATGTCCAAAAGTGTACATCAAATTTGTGATGCAAGAATTAGAGAACATAGTCGAAAACCAGACGAAATTAGAAACAAAATTGTTAAATTATGTGGAGATTTACCAAGATTAGAAATGTTTGCAAGAGAAAAAGTAAGTGGATGGGATTCATGGGGCAATGAAGTTGAAAGTGATATCGATATTGAAAAATATAGAAATAAATAATAAACAAAAAGATTTTCTATTGGGAAAATAAGAAGGAGATAATTAATTAAAGTGATAGAATTGAACAATAATATAGAAAATGAAAAAGAATTTACTTTGAAGTGCGATTGTGGTCATGGAGCAATTAGGATAACATATTGGACCGAAGATAAACATACGAAACATTCTATTTATTTTTTAGATTATTATGAAATGGTTTTTTATACTAGTCAAAATGGAATTTTTAAAACTATTTGGAATAGAATTAAATTAGCCACAAGTATTTTAATGGGTAAAGAATTCAATTTATATGAATTGGTTTTATATGCAGACCAATTTAAAGAATTTCTTAATTTTGTAAATAAGAATACAAAAAGCGATATTGAAAATAATATAGAAAATACTTGACAGAATTTGGATATTGTGGTAAAATCATTTTAGTTAAATAAAGTATTACATTAGAAAGGAAATTAAAATGATTAAAACAAGTGACGGAAAATTCAAATCAGATTTTGATAATATAGGTGAAATTAAAGAATTTACCGAAACTTTGCGATTAGATAAATCTAATCATACAATTATTAATTATCTTACTTCATTAGATAAATTTTTAATATATTCAAATATATTATCATTTGATGATATTAAAAATTTAAAGAATGGAGATTTCATAGATTTTGAAACAAAATTAAAAAACGAAGATCATCTGCAAAATAGTTCAATAAATGCGAATATGCGTCCATTGAAAGTTTTTTTCAATTGGCTTGTAGAACATGAATACATTGAAAAAACTCCAATGAAAATTATTAAAAGATTAAAAGAAAATTATAAAGAAAGAGCATATTTTACATCTGATGAAATTACAAAGTTTCTTTTATCTTGTAAAAATATAGAAGAAACTTTCTTGTTCAATCTGCTTTTTTCAACAGCATTAAGACGTGAGGAAGTCTGTCAATTGAAATTAAATGATATTGATGGAGATGAAGTAACCATCGTACATGGAAAGGGCAAGAAAACTCGTAAAGTATATATGCCAGAATATGTTTGTAATTTATATAAAGATTATTTAATATACCGAACGAAAAGAATAAATAAATATATAAAAAAAGGAGCGGAAAATACTGATTTTATATTTATTTCTTCTAGAAGTAAAAAGAATTATTCTGGAAGATCTATTTTACGTATGTTCAAAAGTATCATGGTACGTGCTGGTTTTTCAGACGAAAGGATTAAAGAGATGCATGTACATTCATGTCGTCATTCAGCGGTAGCAGAATTAATTGAAGATGGAGTGGATCTAAAAATTATTCAAAAAATTTGTGGACATAGCAATATGTCTACTACTTCAGATATTTATAGTCATGTATCAGATAGCAAAACTCGTGAAGTTATGACTAATAGACATTCATTTGTATAAATATAAAAATATAATATAACGGTAATTATCAAAAAAGGAAATCATATAATGAGAAAAAATATTATTAAAGAAATAAAGAAGTTTTTTGAGCAAATAAAATATATGATAATTTGGTTTCCTGTTATATGGAAAGATTGTAATTGGGACCATTCTTATTTTTTAGAAATTTTAAGATTTAAAATGAATCAGATGTTATTGTATTTTGAAAAAGATACAATTATTTGTAAAGAAGAAGCAAATGAGATAATAAAAGACTTATCCAGATGTTTATATCTAATTGATAAATTGAACAATGGCAAATATGAGGAAGAAGCATGGACTGATTATAATAAAAAATATCCATTAGAAGAAGATTGGGGATATAAATTTGTTGAGGAAAAAGAAAATGATAAAAAAATTATTAAATATCGATATGAAATGAATGACGAACAAAAAGAATGTGTAATACAATGTAAGAAAAATGAAGAAGAATTGTATAATCAATATTCAAAAGAATTATTTGATATTATTCAACGGAAATTAAGATATTGGTGGGATTGATAATAGAGGTAGAATATGATAGATCATTATTATCTTTATTGGACATTTATTTCAATTGTTTTTGTTACATTTGTAGTAGTATTAATTTGTATTTTATTTAAAATTTATAAAACATTAAAAAATATATTAGAAAAAATAAATAGGTCATTAATGTGAATAATTTAAATTATTCGAAAATTCCAGATAATTGTTACAGATGTAAATTCAAATCAAATTTTATAGCAGATTTTATAGAAGGGGAAAAACATTTTTGTAATTTGCGAAGAATTGTAGTTTATGAAACTTGTAAATTATATTCATCTAATTGGATACAAAAATTATCAAATTGGCTAAAAATATAATAAAAGGAGTCTTTATGACATTAGAAAATATAAAAATAGAAACAGATGACAAAAATATTATAATTATTATGCCAATTGAAATTTTAAATAATTTACAACAAAATAGATTGGATATTCCTCTTATAATAACAAATATCGATAAAATGAAAAAATGGATTGTTGATAATTTATTAACATTTCAAAACGATAATAATAAAAATATTGATGATGAAAATATCTCCGCTTTTGAATTATTTATAAATTCTATGTTTGTTAATGCTTATGAACATGCCGAAGCGTGGCTTGAAGGATACATTGGAGAATCTAAAAAACTGAAAAGGAAGAAATGAAATGTACACTATTGATAGGTCTGAATATTTTAATTTCGAGAACTGGGTGATTGAGAATCATCCAAATGAATTCGCAGAATGGGAAGTTGTATGTCAAATGTGTTTTGTGGAATTGGATGAGTTTATAAGCAAAAATCATAAAAAGATTATTAAAGAATGGTATGATCAAAAGAAATACAAAGGATAGGTATACAATGTATCTAGAAATAAAAGAATTTTTAGAAAAGATAAATAAACTATTAAATCTTTCAGAAAACGAAAAAAATGAATTAGAACATATTCTTTTCGAGATTTGGGATAGTGGCTATCAAAAAGGATTAAATGATGGGTGTAAAAATGAATAAAGAAGAAATAATGTTTAATATGGATTTGCTTAGAAAAGAATTGGAAAGAATTAACGAAGAAGAAAAAAAAGAAAAAAATCTAAAATTAGTTGGAAAGTATTTTAAGAAAGATAATGATTATTATAAAATTATTGGATTAGATGAAAATTTTGAAATGAATATTTTAGTATTTTCAACGGAAAACGGATTATATAATAGAGAATTAGATTTATTTGTATCAAATGGATATGATTGGTTGCCAGAAGATGTAGTAGAAATAGATCATGATGAATTTTATGGACGATGGTTACAGTTTACAACTAAATTAAATATGCTAAGTGTGTAAATTTAATAAATTTATAATATAATAAAATATAATGGAGATAAAAGATATGAAATATAAAATTATATTAAATGACAATAAATTACCAGATATAGAATTGGAAAATGATTGCTGTTATACCATATCTGAATTGCAAGATATTATTCTTAAACTACAAGATATTATTGACGAGGCAAACGCAATATATTGGAAGAACATAGAAATTGAATATAACGATGATGATTTTGATTTAGACTATGATGCAAGTGGATAAATATAACAAAATATTTTATTATATAAATTAGGAGACAACAAAAATTTTTATTTATTTTATTTTAAGGAGGATAAATGGGAGATTTGTTTGATTTCTTTAATTTTGATAGGCCATCTTATATTTTTAATCGTGTAACTAAAGATATGACTCCTACTTACATGATAGAAAAAGATGGAAAAGTTTTTGTTCTTTTAAATGCGCTTGGAATTTCTAAGGAAGATATTCAAGTAGAAGTCAAATCAACAGATAATCAAAATGTCCAGCATCTAGTTGTAACGGGCAAAACCCACAATGATGTTTTTAACAAAGATTATACTATTAATATGACTTTCGTTTCTTGGAAACCCATGAGAACTGTCGAATGGGATGCGAAGGATGGATTGGTAACTATTGTCGTTGAATACGATGAACCAGCAAAACCAAGTGTAAAAATTACTCGTAGATAAGTTTAGAAATTTATAAATTTATTTATAGGTAAAATTTTATTTTAATTTTTATTTGTTGTCTCCTAATTCGTGTAATAAAAAAATAAATTTTATTATAAGGAAAAATATAATGACTTATCAAATTGATTTAGGCTCTTTGACAAAAAATATATCAATTATAGATGTAATACATGAAATGGAAAGACAAGATGAAGAATGGGGAAATAATAGAAGTCATGATCCATTTGAATGGTTAGCAATTCTTTCAGAAGAGTCCGGAAAATTTGCACAATCTGCATTGCATACTAAATATGATGGGAAAGAAGATGGCAATAATAGAATGTACGAAGAAATTATTCATGTGGCGGCAGTAGCAATACAAATTGCAGATTGTTTAGTTCGTAAAGAATGGACTTGGAATAAATAAATTGTTTCATTTATTAGGAAATAAAATATAATAGAAATACGATGGAAAATTGATTTTACTAGAAATTGACCATTGACAAAAATAAGGTTATATGTTAGAATAAGAAAGTGGCAAAAGAAGTTCCTCTAAATCCTAGATATTACTTCTCGCCACTTAAATTATATATTATTACAAATGGACACAAGAAGTTCCTTAAACTCATATTGGATGAAATTATTTCTCGTCCTATGGCAAAAGAGGTTCCTTAAAAATTGGCTGATAATAATTACCTCTCGCTATCTTATAAAAAATGGAGATCATATGAATACTTTCTTGCGATTATTCAATGCAGTTCAAATAGAATCAGATTGTATAGGAACAAAAAGAGTAGATGTTGATATATTGAAAAGAACTATTCGTCATGGATATGTTCTTGATCCTTTAATATTTCCAAATGTAGAACTTTTAAATGAAATTGAAAAAAATATTGGAATTTCTGGCGAAAAAGCAAATGCTTCGTTTCATAAATCTTGGGCAATAATACATGATTCTAATATTGAAGATTTAATTATACAACAAATTATTCATTATATTACTACTTATGGATTTGAGACATGGGGAATATATAACGAAAATAAAGTTTATATTCCAAGGGAAGTTTTAAATATTTTAGAAATTGAAGAAAACATTCCATTAACTGTCATTAAAGCAATGACATCATCTGAAGTTTTGAATAATATTATAGTATTGGGATCAGAAGTTGCTTTATCTAAAAATACTTTAATTGATATTATGAGTATTGTAAAAACCAATAAATATGATAATAGTTTTATTGAAAAAATAGGCAATCGTGAATTAAAAATATTACTTTATGATTTTTACAATATTGCTCCAACTGACCCATTAGAATTCTTACGTTATGTAATTATAAAACTTACAAGCGAATCCTTATTAATAAAAAATAATTATCTTATCAATAAAATAAAATCATCTGATAGAAAAATTTTAGACAACATTTTACAAAGTGCTCCAGATGATTTAGCTACTATTTTTTTTAGATTCAAACCATTGTTTTTGGCTATGAAATATATTAGTAGCAATAAACAATTTTTTAATCATTTAAGAAAAAATGCAAATACAATGCATGTTCCATTACCAGTTGATTATTTAAATAATATTACATCTCAAATAAAACATGGTCAATTAGAAACATCTACATTAAATAGAAAATTAAATAAAGCTAATATTTTTAGAAAAATTCGTCTTGCTTATGCACTTAATTATCGTATGAATAGTACCGAAAGTATAGTATATAAAATTCGTAATGGTCGTGGATGGGTTGCAGATTTTGAATGGGATAATAATTTAAACAATTCTACAGAAAATGCTTTGGATATTGTTTTATCCTCGATTGCCAATGATATTCATAATAATGTCAATGGGAAAGTTATTTATATTCCAGAAAATATTCATTATACATTGCCAGCAACAGAAAAACAATTTATAGGCAATTTCCCCACTAATACTTATATAGCAATACCAGATGATATGATTATTGGAATTCATTGGACAAATATTGATAAAGAGACAAATAACGATGATTGGTATGAGAGCAGAAATTATAATGGTAGAGTAGATTTAGATTTTTCTATGATAGACGATAATACTAAAATTGGTTGGGATTCTAGTTATCGATCTTACAATAGAGATGTTTTGTTTTCGGGAGATATGACCGATGCACCCAAACCAAATGGTGCATCAGAAATGTTTTATTTAAAAAATATAGAAGAACAAATGGGGAAAATATTATTTGTTAATTATTTTAATTTTAGGAAAAATGATAAAGTCCAATGTAAATTATTTGTTGCTCACGAAAAGGTACGAGATTTAGACAGAAATTATATGGTAAATTCTAATAATATTATTTTATCTACAAATATAGAAATTAATCAAAAACAAACGAATTTAGGATTAATTATGTCCATAAATAATGAAAATAGATTATATTTTTCTAATGTTGGGATTGGGGAATCAATAACTTCTAGAAACAATGCTATTACAATGAAATCTAGAAATTATATGATGGCAAACCTTACTAATCCTATTAATTTAGAAACAATATTATCTCTTGCTGGCGCAAATATTGTTAATGAAAAACCTGATGGAGAATGTATTGATTTATCTCCTGAAGCATTAGATAAAACAAGTATTATTAAATTATTGCAAAACAATAAATAAAAATATGATTTATTAAAAAGGATGAAAATGAATCTTCTAAAAACAAACCAAACATTTCCAGAGATAAAGTGTCCTGTTTGTGGACAAAATGATGTTGAACTTTATTGTGTTCATATGACAGGCAATCATTATCAATGTAAATCAACGGGTAAATTATTATATATAAGATTTAAAACTGAAATATTTTTTGAGGAAGATTTATATACATCAAAAGAATATTTAGATAGATTATGGTGAAATGGAAATTTTATCATAAAAGGGTTTAATCTAAAATGTTAAGATTAAAAATTGAAAAAAATTTATTTGATTTTTATGTATTTCCAAAAAATATAGAAAATTCCGAATGGTATTGTGGTAATAAAATCAAATATAAATCAAAAGAAATATCTTGGTTATGGTGGATATTTACTTTTGATTATAGTATTTTAAATTCATTACAAAAAAATAAAAAGAAAGGATGATAAAAATTATGAATAAACAAACAAACAAAAAATGTGAAATCATATCTAATGGCGACAAACTTCCGACTATTTTTTTAGAATCTGGTGTTTATTCGATAAAAGAATTACAAGATATTATTGATGAGGCAGATAATTTATATTGGGAAGAAATGCATAAAGATGATGATTATGATCTAGATTATGAAGTGTAATAATATAAATAATATAAACAATATAATAAAATGAAAGACTAATTTTATGGCAAAAAAATTATCACCATTAGATAAAATATATCAATATATCGCAAATAAAATATTGCCTAATAGATTAATTTGGTTTTGTATTTTTAGAGCGTGGGGATTACATCAAAAAATCACCAAAGATAATGATGAAAGTTATAAATTACCATCGGAAGTTTTGGTGGTTGATTTGATAAAAATACTAAATGAAAATAATTTGAATGGCAAAATATTAGATAAAACTTTTATATTTAATAAATAATATGTTTATTTATAAAACAACAAATCTTATAAATGGTAAAATATATATTGGAAAATATCAAGGAAAATTAAGAAATTATTTAGGTTCCGGTAAAATTTTAAGACGATCCATGAAAAAATATGGTAAAGAAAATTTTGTAAAAGAAATTATTGAAGATGGAATCGAAGACAAAAAGTTGTTGTGTGAAAGAGAAATCTACTGGATAAATTTTTATAATTCTAGAGATCCAAAAATTGGTTATAATTTAACCAAAGGTGGCGAGGGAAATTCTTCACCAAAACCAGAAATAATAAAACGATATTTATCTGAAATGAATAGTGGATCTGGAAATCCATTTTATGGAAAAACTCATTCTGATGAAACTAAGGCAATTTTATCTGAGAAAAGTAAAGAAGGTGGCCCATCATCTGCAAAAGGAAGAAAAAGAAGCGATGAAACAAAACGAAAAATATCTGAATCGCGCAGAGGTGAAAATAATCCTAATTATGGAAAATCACCATCAGAAGAAACTAAACAAAAAATATCTATAGCTAATAGCGGTGAAAATAATGGCAATTATGGAAAGCCGCGATCTGATGAAGTTAAGAAAAAAATTTCTGAAACAAATAGTGACGGAAGAATGGCAAACGAAAAGAATGGAATGTATGGAAAGAAACAATCTGACGAAACTAAAAGAAAAATTTCTATTGCAAATAAAGGAAAGACCAGAAGGGGCGTTAAACAATCAGATGAGCAAAAAAGAAAAAATTCAGAATCGCATAAGGGAAGAACTCCTTGGAATAAAGGTAAGAAAATGACAGATGAAGAAAAAATAAAAATAAAAAATAAGAAAATAGAAAATAAAAAATTGAAAGATAACAATGGACATTAATAAAGAAATTGAAAATTTAATTATTGAATTTGAAAAAGAATACAAAATAATGCCGTATGTTTACTTGGACGATGAAACGTTTATTCCAGGGAAATCAACGGTATTATATAGTGCGCCTTACTGGAATACCAATGAATTAGTCGCTGGAATAAAATCATTAATTTTTGGAAAATGGCTTGTTGCAGGAAATGATGTTTATTTATTTGAATCTAAATTTGCTAAGGCAATAAATGATAAATATGCATTGCTTGTAAATAGTGGTAGTGGAGCAAATTTAGTAATGTTGGCAAGTATAAAGAAGTTTATGAATTGGTCTGATTTTTCTGAAATTTTAGTAAGTGCAGTAGGTTTTCCGACGACAGTATCAGTTATTCCACAAAATTATTTAACTCCTGTTTTTCTGGACATAGAATTTGATAGTTTGAATATTGACTTAAATTTAATTGAACAAAAAATAACCAATAAAACAGTTGCATTATTCCTGTCACCTATCTTGGGCAATCCACCAAATTTAGATATTATTCTTGATATTTGTAAAAAACATAATTTAACATTAATTTTAGATGGCTGTGATAGTTTGGGTAGTCAATGGAGAAGTAAATATTTAAATGAATACAGTTTGACAACATCCGAATCGTTATATCCGGCACATATTTTGTCCGTTGGACAGGGCGGAATTGTAAGTTCGTCAAATGCGGAAATAATTGATTTGGCTAGAAGCATTGCTACATGGGGAAGGTCCTGTTCCTGCCAATCTATACAAAACTTATTACCAAATGGCTCTTGCAATAAAAGATTTAAAAATTGGCTATCACCAAATTACGAAGGAATTGTTGATCATCGTTATGTTTTTGATAATCTTGGTTACAATATGATTCCGTTAGAAATTGCTGGTTCAATTGGACTGGAACAATTGAAAAAAATGGATGAAATATTTGAAAAAAGAAAATATAATTATAAAATAATTTCGGAACTATTTGTAAAATATATTGATGGAATAAAACTTCCAACAAAATTAGAGTATGCCGATCCTGTATGGTTTGGAAATTGTATTATATGTGAAAGTAAGGAACTGAAACAAAAATTAGTTACTTATCTTGAAAAAAATAAAATTCAAACAAGAGGTCTATTTGCTGGAAATTTATTGATTCACAAAGGGTATTCTTACATGGACAACTATAAAAATTATCCAAATTCAAATAAGGTACTCGATCAAGTTATTTTCACCGGGAATGCACCTCACTACGGCAGAAATATACTCGGATATATCGAGGATGTTCTAAAAGGATTTACAAATGAATAAAATCTCGGTCTTCGGCGGAAGTGGATTTATAGGCTCAAAATTTTGTGAAATGTATCCAGATGAAGTAATAAAGATACCTCGTGAACAACGAGAACCAGAAAGTAATGTTGTATTGAATCTTGTTAGCACGAACACGAATTATAACATTTTTAAAGATTCTACGATAGATATTCGTACTAATCTTTTACTACTAATGGAAATACTTGAATCTGCCAAGAAAAAATTTGGATCTGATTTTACTTTTATTCAAATTTCTTCTTGGTACGTTTATGGAGACACCGATTCGCCGCTCCCATTTAAGGAAGATGCTTATTGTAATCCAAATGGCTTCTATTCTATTAGCAAGAGAGCAAGTGAAATGTGTTTGCGATCTTTCTCGGAGACTTTTCACATTAACTATAAAATTTTTCGTTTAGGTAATGTTATTGGCGAGGGCGATTCAAAAGCATCTGCACAAAAAAATGCTTTACAATATCTAATGAAAGAACTTGTGTTGAATCACGATATCAATCTCTATAATGGAGGAAATTTTATTAGAGACTATATGGATGTAGAAGATGTTTGCTCAGGCATTTATCTTTGTATGGAGAAAGCAAAAAATAATGATATAATGCATATTGCATCGGGGAATCCCTATAATTTCGGAGATCTAATTTTATATTGTAAAAATAAATTAGAATCAACCAGTAAAATAATTTCTATACAACCTAGTGAATTTCATGGAATCGTTCAAACCAAAAATATGTATCTCAATATTGATAAATTGAAAGCATTGGGATTTGTGCCAAAGTACAATATTTTTGATACGCTGGATCGAATTATAGATTATTATGTAGAACAAAATAAAAAAGGAAATTTAAATTAATGGAAAACTCAAAAAAATTGTCCTTGGCTATTCCGACTTACGAATTTAATGGCAGAGGCGCAGAAGTTTTAGAGTATATATTTAATCAATTAAATCAACAAGTTTTTCAAAACTTCGATATTGTTATTAGTGACGATTCTAAAGATAATAATATTTTAAATTTGTGTAATAAATGGGAATCATCACTGAACATAAAATATTATAAAAATACTATTCGAGGTGCATCAAGTAATTTTAACAATGCCATATCAAAATGTACAGGAGAAATTATCAAATTTCTTTGTGGCGATGATTACTTATTTAATGAATATTCATTAAAAAAGATAGTTTCGGCATTTGATAAAAATACTAATTGGCTCGCGTCTGCATATTGGCATACAAAAAACAAAGAAGATTATTTCAATTTTCATCTACCATCCATAAATCCAAATATTTTTGTAATAAATACCATTGGAAGTCCAAGCTGTATAGCATTTAGGAATATGAGAAATATACCATTATTCGATCCAAATTTGACTTATTATTATGACTGTGAATGGTATTATAGGATAATGAAATTACATGGTTGTCCAAAATTTTTGAACGAACCAACTATCGTGAATTATTTATGGGAAAATTCTATTACATCTATTGTTACTGATGAACTACAAAAGAAAGAGGTCGAATATATCTTGAATAAATATAAATTTGAATTGGAAGATAGAAACGAAAATAGAAATAGAAATAAGAATAAAAATAAGGAATAGTCAATGAGGAAAATAATTAAATTACCTGATGTCACTTTGATAGCAATTTCATCAATTGAAATTCCAAAAACAATTGAAGTTTTACAAAAGTGTTCATCTATGATGGAATTTGGAGAAACAAAATTTATTAGTAACGTAAAACCAAGCAACTTACCGGAAAATATTATTTTCGAAGAATGTCCAGAAATAAAAAATATTGATGATTATAATTATTATATGTTCCGAGAATTTGGTAAACATATAACTACAAGTCATTGTTTATTAGTTCAGTACCATGCCTGGATTTTAGATCCAGATTTGTTTGACCAAAATTGGTTGCAGTACGATTATGGGGGATCACCATGGGCGATTAGAGATAATGCTTACATGTCCAATGATGGAACAAGATCGAGAGTCGGCAACGGTGGATTTAGTTTAAGATCATCTCGACTAATGAATTTATCCAAAAAATATGATTTACCCTTACGTGAAGAACAAGGTTGGAAAAATGAGGACGGGCAAATTTGTTGTTATTATAAGAAAGAATTTCTTAATTGGGGAATTAAATATATGCCATTAGAAGATGCGGCAAAATTTGCTTACGAAACATCAGTTCCAGAGAATAAGGGAATTGCGAATTTTTTTGGTTTTCATCGTAACTTACCTGTAAAAGAATCAATTTTTAATAAAGTAATATATTTTTAAAGATAATATATAAATGATTATTTCAAAAACTATTATTATAAAGTTATGTTCGTCAACAATTAATTATTATGGAAGTATAGGATACGATTTATCTCCATACATGCATAAAGATAGTAAGGGAAAGTTAGTATGTATATTGGGAGCGCAAATGGAAGTAGATATATCTGATCTTCCATCCAGAAGTGTACAAAAAGTATTGGCAAAATGTGATAATCCAGAATGTGGAAAAGAAAGATGGGTAGAATATAACAAATATACAGATTTATGTCATAAATGTGCCTTACAAACTGAAAGTTATAAAATAAATAATGGAAATGCAAATCGTGGTAAAAAACGTACACCAGAACAAATAGAAAGATTGAAAAGACCAAATTATGCGAGTAGAGGCGAAAATAACGCCAGTTGGGATGTAAATAAAACAGATGAAGAACGTAAAATACAGAATGAGAAAACTAGAAATTATGTAGATTATTATGTTTGGCGATTAGCAATTTTCCGCAAAGATGGATATCAATGTCAAAGATGTGGATATATTGGCAAGAAAATAAATGCCCATCATATTGAAAATTATTTTTCAAATAAAGAATTAAGAACTGATATAAATAATGGAATAGTTTTATGTATACAATGTCACAAATTATTTCATTACACGTATGGAAGAAAAAATAATAACGGATATCAAATAGATGAGTTTTTGAAAGACAGAGAATTAATAGGATTTGTAAAAAGACAATATTCTAATAATTTAAGTCGGCAGGGTAGTAAAAATATAAATCATACCAATGATAGTAGTAGATTTGTTGGAGTTAGTAAAAATAAAAATAGAAAGAAATGGGACGGAGGAATATACTGTAATGGAATAAAATATGATTTAGGACAATTTGAATTTGAGGTTGAGGCTGCAATGGCATATAATGAGGCCGCATTAGAATTGCATGGTTGGAAAGCTAATTTAAACAATATAACTCAAGAAGAAATTGATATATTATGGAAAATGTAATAACAAAATATGGATAATTCAAAACTAAACACGTTTTTTGTAGTGAGTAAATTCAATGAGGATATTTCTTGGTTGGATGATTATACCAATAATTATGTAATTTTCAACAAAGGAGAACCAATTAAAAATGATTATCATATAATGAACGTTACAAATCAAGGGGGGAATCAAAGAGATATATGTAGATTTTTATGTTATTCTTATGATCAATTACCTAGATTAATGGCATTTGTCCAGGCAAATCCTTGGGATCATTGTAAGAAAGAAATCTTTGATAAATTAATCTATAATAAACAATTTACTCCTTTAGAATATTATGGTTCAACTCCGGCAAATGGATGGGAACGCAGAAGTCCAGATGAAGGATACGAAGAATTAAATAATTCATGGTATATTGAGTCTCATAACAAAACCTATCATCAAACTTGTAAATATAAATCATTTGATGAATTTATGAATAAATATTTTAGTAATTATATTCATACTGACTGGTTACGATTTACTCCTGGATCGCAATATATTATCGAAAAAAGACAAGCATTGTATTATCCAAGAAATTTTTGGAAATCTTTAATGAATGAACTTAATAATGGAATAAGGCCAACAGAGGGACATATCATTGAAAGGAGTTTGTGGATGATTTTTCAAAATAATTTGGAATTAAGAAATGAATACTGATCTTTTTTCACCCGGATTACACAAACTTATTTTACATCCAGAGCATCTTGCTAAAATCAAAAATAGTAAAGTTTGTGGACCAATTCACGTATCTGTATGGTCTACGAATCAATGTCAATTAAATTGCAAATATTGTTGTTTTAAAAAGACGATAAGAAATAATATTGAATTAGATATTAAAGATTTTAAATATGCAATAGATGTTCTTCAAAGATATGGATTAAAAGCGGTGGAATTAAGTGGAGGAGGAGAACCGTTATTATGGAAATATTTTAATGAAGCTGTAGAATATACGTATGATAAAAACTTGTCATTATCATTAGTGTCAAATGGTCTTGCTTTGGAAACTATTCCAAAAGAAATATTGAATAAGTTTAATTGGATAAGAATTAGTATACAATCCATTAAATATATAGAAAAAATTAACTTTGATTATATCCCTCAAAATGTTCGTAAATCTATGTCTTTTATTGTTTATGATCAAAAAAGTTTAAATGAAATTGAAAAATTATATCAATTCTCTAAAGAAAATAATATAATTATTCGTGTTGCACCAAATAGACCATGCTCTTTGGATTGGGAAGAAATTGTACAAGAAAAAGTAAATAAATATGGTTATCCATTAATATTTTTTACAAAAGTATCTGGAAAACCTATGGGATGCTATTTCGCTTGGATTCGTGCAGGAATTTCTTGGGATGGATATTTTCTTCAATGTCCATCAGTTGAATTAAGTTTCGAACATTTTGGTGGAATCCCAGATGAATATAAATTATGTGAAATTAAAGATTTAGAAAGTTGGATAATAAATAATCCACCCAATGATAACTTAAAATTTGATTGCACACACTGTAATTGCGGGAAAGATGTTAATGATATGATATATAATTTAAAAAATAATACTATGGAAGACATTGATTTTGTGTAAAAGTTTATATGTATAATTGTGGAATTTATGAAATTAGAAATTTATTAAATGATAAAAGATATATTGGTTTTTCCATTGATATTGAAGAAAGATGGCATAAACATAAATTAGCATTAATTGGTAATTATCATGATAATTCTTATCTTCAACACGCTTGGAATTTTTATGGAAAGAAAAATTTCATTTTTGAAATTATACAAGAATTGGAATGTATTGAAGAAAAATTGAAATTGATGGAAATTTATTGGATTGCTTATTATAATTCTTTTAAAGATGATAACGGAGGATATAATTTAACTAGGGGCGGAGAAGGATCATTAGGATATGAACATACTGATGAAGCTAAACATAAAATGTCAATTATGCGTAAAGGATTAAGAACTGGTGAAGACAATTCAATGTATGGAAAACATCATACCGAAGAAACAAAGAAAAAAATATCAATTATTCATGTCGGAAAAAAATTGTCTGAGGAACATAAACAAAATATTTCTATTTCTCTTAGTGGAGAAAACAATCCAAATTATGGGAAACCTCTTACAAATGAAACAAAAGAAAAGATGTCTTTGAATCATGCTGATGTAAGCGGAAAAAACAATCCAATGTATAATAAAAAAGCGTCTTTGGAATCCAAGAATAAAATGAGTAATTCAAGGAAAATATGGTGGGAAAATAAAAAAAGAGAAAATAATGAAAAAATGGACAAATTAGAATTTAAACAATATAGAAATAATGATGGCAGCTTTAAGTCAGAATTTTATGACGAGGAGTACTATGAAAATGGAAGGGAATCAAAAAAAGGATGGTTGGAATCATATCATTGGATGCCGATAAGAACTTTTCGTGAGGCATTAGCATTTGTAGATTATTCAAATCTTAATGAAGAATCTTATGTCCTAGACTTTGGTGGCAGTAAAGGTTTTATAGTTAAAGCACTAAGAATATTAGGTATAAAATCTGATGCGGCTGATATAAGTCGTTATGCGCTTAAATCCGCACCAAGAGGAAGTTGGAATAGTTCAGTTGAGCGAAATTGGAAAAATCATTATAATGTTTACACTAATATTATCGCGAAAGATGTTTTTGAACACTTAACCCCTAATCAATTGCACAATATTTTGATTAAACTATCTTATTTAGCTCCAAAACTTTGTTGCGTAGTACCGATGGGAGATAATGGAGTATATTGTATTCCAGAATATCATTTAGAAATCTCACATTTAATTGCCGAAGACGAAACCTGGTGGCAAAATGCCTTTTATGATGCTGGTTGGATTACTATCAAAGATACTAATCATATTTCTGGTTTAAAAGACAATTGGTATAAAGTTAATCCTTATGGAAATCACGTATTTGTGTTAGAGAGGAGGTCGGGATGATCACTTGTGATCTTACTGGAAATATTGGTAATCATCAATTTCAATATTCTATTACTCGAACCGTAGCGGAACATAATAATTATGAGTGGGGTTTTAATCCAATTACCTCTAATGATTATTATGGAGGTCAACCTCAAATGAATTTCTTTGATATCAACTACGGCAAACAACATACAGCAAAATGGAAAGAAATGCCAGAAGGAGTAACTAATATTTGGCAGGAAAAACATGATCATTTTGATACACATGATTTTTATTATTACCAACCAGATATTTTTGATGTGAAAGATAATACAAAATTGATTGTACCCTGTGTTCAAAATGCCAAGTATTATAATAAAGAGAAACTTAGAAAATGGTTCCAAATTAAAGAAAAGAATATAGAATATTACGAAAGTCTTTTAGATATATATAATATTGTATTGGATGAAAACCTTTGTATCATTAATATTCGTGGCGGAGAATATAAATATGTGTCAAGTTTATTATTAAGAAATGAATATTGGAGAGATGCAATAGTTCATATGACAACAAGAAATCCTAAAATGCAATATTATATAATAACGGATGATACTGAATATGCAAAAAATATATTTCCATATCCTGTTGCACATTTCGGAATAGGAATGGACTATTATATTATTAATCATAGTAAAAATTTAATAATCTCAAATTCATCTTTTGCCATTCTACCCACTTGGTTGAATTATAATGATCCATTTGTAATTGCTCCTCGTTGGTGGGCAAGGCATAATGTAGCAGAAAAGTATTGGGCTTCATCAAACATATATTCATTCAATACAGAAGGTAATTGGAATTTTCTAGATCGTGACGGTAAATTATATGCAAGATAATATACGAGATAGTACACGAGACAATATACAAAATACACAAGATGATTGTGTATTCAACGAAGATTACTACGAAAACGGTTTAAAACTAGGTATAAGTGGATATGAAAATTATCATTATATTCCTTGGCGTAGTTATTCTGAGGCGACAGAATTAATAAATAGATTTAAATTTAATTCAATATTAGATTACGGATGTTCAAAGGGATTTTTAGTTCATGCATTGCGTCAATTAAATAAAGATGCATACGGTGAAGATATAAGCGATTATGCCATTAGTCATTGTTTTCCAGATGTACAGATTTTTATTTCTAAACCAACTCAAAAATGTTTTGATTTTATATTTAGCAAAGATACTTTAGAGCATATTGATGAAAATTGTATCTTAAAAACTTTGACTTATTTAAATAATCGTTGCAAACAAGCGTTATTTGTATTACCATTAGGTGATTGCGAAGTTTTTAGAATCAAAGAATATTCTATTGATAAAACTCATATCACTATTAAAGATGAAGATTGGTGGATTGATATGTTTCGTCTATCCGGATTTAAATTAAAATCATTTGCTTATTCAATGGGTGCAATAAAGAAACACTGGTTGCCGATAAATGAATATGGTAATGGATTTTTTACAGTAAGGGGAAATTTATAAAAATTTGAACGATAGGATAATGATTTGTTTATATATATGACTACAAATTTAATCAACGGTAAGATATACATTGGTAAATGTTCAAAGAAAACTAAAAATAAATATCTCGGATCTGGAAAACTTATTAATAGAGCTATAAAAAAGTATGGAAGAGAAAATTTTTCAAGAAAAATTCTAGATGATGATATTGAAAATAAAAATTTATTAAATGAAAGAGAAAAATATTGGATTAAATTTTATGATGCGACCAATTTAAATATTGGTTATAATATATCAAAAGGAGGAGATGGGAATTCTGAAGGAAATAAAAATAGGACAGATGATACTAATAAAAAATTATCTGTGTCATTGAAAAAATATTATGAAACACATTCGGCATCATTGGAAGGAAAACATCATTCCGAAGAAACAAAAAAGAAGATAAGCGAATCTAATAAAGGAAAAATTGTTTCCAATGAAACTAGAGAAAGATCATCAGCTTCAATGGAAGGTAAACTTGCAGGAGAGAAGCATTGGAATTGGGGAAAACATCATTCAGATGAAACAAAAATGAAAATATCTGAATCTTTAAGGCATGGCAACCCGCCTAAAGAAGTCAGGAAATCTTTACCTATGGATCACAAAGGAGAAAATAATCCAATGTATGGGAAATTAGGTATGGACAATCCAAATTATGGCAGAAAATGTTCACCTGAATTCTGTGAGAATGTTTCGGAAAGGCAAATGGGAGAAAATAATTCATTTTATGGGAAAGAACATACAGATGAAACTAAAAAACATCTTTCAGAAATACACTCTGGCATAAATAATCCTATGTATGGAAAAACAATTTCTTGGGAATCGCAATTAAAAAGAAGACTTAGTTTAAAAAGAAATAAAAATAACAGGCCATTAGTATTTGATTGTATGATGTATATGGGAGAAACAGATTTATTATTATTTAGGATGAATATATTAAATTCATATGTTGATTATTTTGTAATTTCAGAATCAACAGTGACTTTTTCTGGAATAGACCGAGAACTTAAATTTATTAATCAATTTGATTTGTTTAAAAAATTTAAAAATAAAATTATTTATCAAATAATTGACAATACTCCGAAAAGCAAAAATGAAATAGAATCGAAAATTATTAGTTTACAAAATAACAATGAAACAAATTTTTCTATTGAAAAACGTATACTTGAAAGTTTTTTCCAGCACACAATGTTTCATAATTTTGAACCTCAATGGATAAGAAATTATTATCAATTAGAATGTTTATTGAAGCCATTGAAATTTTGTAAACCAGATGATATAATTTTTATTTCTGATTTAGACGAAATTCCTAGGCCAGAAGTAATCCAAAGAATTTTTTCTGATGATATACCAGATAAACAATTTTATAATCTATATACACCATTTTATCATTATTTTTTTAATGTTAAAAAAGAAGAACAATGGTCGGGAACAAAGATTTTTAAATATAATTATTTAGAAAATCATGATATTAATTATGTTAGAAATGCTAAAAACGAAGGAATTATTATCAATAATGCTGGATGGCATTTTTCATTTATGGGAGGAATAAATGCAGTAAAAGAAAAGGTAAGGGCATCAGGACATATAGAATATAATTATCCGTTTATACTTGAAAACATTGAAAATAACATCGAAAACAATCAAGATATATATTATCGATATGGAAATACTAAATTTGATATTGTAGAAATAGATGAAACATTTCCAGATGAATTATTAAACAATTTATCAAAATATAAACAATTTATAAAAAATTATGATCAAATATATGGAAGTAGATAAATGAGTTATAATAATTATAGTCAAGATAGTTCTATGATTGATAGTTTTACATCTAATGGATCTAAATTTTGGAAACATTTTTATCAGATGAATAACTATAAAAATAATAATCCAAATACTGTTATATCTACCCATATATCTCCAACAAGTAAATGTAATTTGCATTGTGAATACTGTTCTGTAAAATCAAGAAAACAAAATAATATAAAATTAGAAATTATTCAAGATTATGTTGAAAAATTAATTACAAGAGGACTTAAGGCTGTTATTCTAACCGGAGGTGGCGAACCTACATTTTATCCAGATTTCAATAAATTGGTTCAATGGTTAAAATATGATAAAAAATTATCTGTTGCTTTAATAACTAATGGGACAAATTCAAATTCAATAGATGATTATTCTGTATTTTCTTGGATTCGAGTTAGTATTAATATATTTGAGAATTGGCAAAATAAAATATTTTTACCTATAGAGAAAATTGATAATAGTACAATTATAGGAATGTCTTATATTGATGGAGATAAACAACTTGAAAATGTTATAGAAGATTTAAAGTATTTAAAAAATGAATTAAAAGCATCTTATATTCGAATTCTACCAAATTGCTTACTACCAAAAGATGAACTTGAAAAAGAACATCAAAGAATCAATGATATATTTATAAAATATAACCTAAATAAATATCAATTCTTTCATCAATATAAAAATCATGAAGTACAAAATCTGGAAATTTGTCATCAATCATTTTTTAGACCATATTTAAGTGAAGTTGATGGTGGAACAGTATATCCATGTGATAGTATTGTATTAAATGATCAAAATAGATATTTTCATAAAAAATATCAAATTTGTAAAGCAACAGATATTTTAGAGTTTTTGGATAAAAAAATATCATTAAATTTTAAACCTTGTAATGATTGTAGTGGTTGTGTTTTTTCTAATAACATTCAATTACTTGATAATTGGATTAATAATAAAATTGATTTATTTGAAGAATTTAAAAACAAAGATATTATACATGAGGATTTTGTATGAATTTAGATCAACTATTTAATTTAATTGTTTATATGAATATGTCCTATCGTCCAGATAGAAACGAACAAATCATAAAAGAAATTGATAAAATTGGTATATCTCCACTTAGAATTGAGGGAGAAATATATACCGGCACAAATGATAAAAGATGGAATGGTTGGATTGGTTGTGGACTAACTCATTTAAAAATTTTGAAATTGGCACAAAAATATGAAACTAATGTCATGATATTTGAGGATGATTGCCAATGGATTAATAATTTCAAAAATATTTTAAATAAAGCATTTGATGATTTGAGTACATTAAATTGGGATATGATTTATTTAGGTGGTAATATTTGTAAACCAATTCAACAAATTACACCACATTTGGGTAAATTATCTCATGCTCAATCTACTCACGCATATGGAGTAAATAAAAATTTTATAAATAAGTTAATTGATATTATTGAACCAAATATTACTAAAAAAATAATTGATGTAATGTACGGGGAAGATGTAATTCCAAATAATAATTGTTACATTACAATTCCAATGATTGCTATGCAGAAAAGTGATTATAGTGATATTGAAGGTGGATATGTATCATATGAATGGATGGAACAAAGATTCTATGATAATTTGGTAATAAAAGATTTTAGGAATTAGGTATTGACAGATTTCGAATAATATGTTAGAATACGAGTGTACATTTACTGGCATATCCAAATGGGAGGTATAATTATAAACATATAATAAAAAAACAAAATTTATAAAAATAAAAAAATAAAAAAACAAAAAAAATAAAATATAAAACAATAAACAATTAAAATAAAACAAAATTTAAAAGGAGAATAAAATGTCTGAAAATAAAAAAACGGGTTTGGGATTGCCTTTAACTCGCGGAACTTTTCAAACGAAAGGTGTAGTTTTTGGTGTTGCTAGAGAAAAATTTTTTATTGATGGTAAAACTAAAACTGGGAAACCTTGGCGATCAATAAACTTTGGCTTACAAGTTTCACACGATATTGTTTCGTATATATCATTGTCAGGTGGCGAGCAAGAAAAGGTTTATTTCTCGAAACAATCTAAAACCAAAGGCGAAAAACCAGAAATTGTAAGTGAATCTTGGGGAAATCGTGCAAAGTTTAATAAACCAGATTTTAAACTCATAGGAGTCAATTTAGGACTCGAAAAAGTTCTTGACGAAAAAGGTCAAGAAATTAATAATCAAAAACGTCTTGTTCCATTTGATGCCACCGAATATATTCACGAACATTTAAAGGATGGAATGTCTGTTTTTGTTCGTGGGAATATTGAATATTCTCATTTTATAGCCCAAAATGGAAATGTAGTTAACGCATCAAAATTTGTTCCAACACAAATTAGCTTATGTAAACAAGTTAATTTTAATGAGAAGGATACAAATGGTAATGATGTATATGAAGTAGTATCAGATTTTACTCAACCATTGGTTTTTACCGATATTCATATTGGTAAAGAATCTGATGGTGAAAATCCAAATCAATTTTATATGGGAGCAAAAATTGTAAACTATAATTCCATTGAAGATGGACAATTTGTTTTGGAAGATGCTAAATTAGCGGGTAATATTAGGAAGTTAAAATCCTATACATTTATTAAAACATGGGGTAAAATTAAAACAGTTCGTAATATTGAACCAGTTGACGAAGAAGATGGTTGGGGAACTACTAATTCAATGAATAAAATAACATCCCCATATAAGAAAAATTTCTTAATAGAGGGAGCTGATAAAGATAGTATTGATGTGAAAACATATTCGGAAGATGAAATTGCTAAAGCAATGGTGGCAATGAAATCAGACGAAAAGGCAAAGCAAGAATTTGGTGAAAATGATTGGGGCGAGACAAAGAAAGAAAATGATGACGAGGATTTAGATGTTCCGTGGTAGAAATAGAAGATAAGGAAATAATATAAATATAAGGGATTGTGCGATAATCCCTTATAAAATAATATAGATATGTTAAAAGAAAAAATAAAAATAATTTGTGGAATTTATGGTATTGAAAATTTAACAAATGCAAAAATATATACTGGACAAGCACAAAATATTCGTATGAGATGGAGAAGGCATAAAAATGAATTAAATAACAATAAAAATAAATGCATTTATTTACAAAACGCATGGAATGAATACGAAGAAAATAATTTTATATTTTATATTATTAAAGAATGTAGTATTGGTGAATTGGACAAATGGGAAGAATATTATATTAAAGAATATCATACACATATTTCTGAATGGGGATATAATATTTCATGGGGAGGTCAAGCATCAATGCGAGGTATGCATCATACAGATGAAACAAAAAATAAAATGTCTCAATCTGAGATGGGAGAAAATAATCCATTTTGGGACAAAAAACACACTGACGAGACCAAAGAAAAAATGAAAAATAATCATTGTGATTATAGTGGAGAAAATCATCCAAGATATGGAAAAGAAGTATTTGAGATTTCTAAAGAAAAAGCATCAAAAACTAATCAAGGCATAAAAACAAAGGTTACTTCGAGTAAATATGTTGGCGTAAATAAAACTAAAAGCAAAAGAAATCCATGGAAAGCAACAATAATGTATAGAGGAAAAAGTTATAATCTAGGGGTTTATAAAACTGAAATAGATGCGGCATTGGCGTATAATAAAAAAGCATTGGAATTGTATGGCGAGAGTGCCAAATTAAATATAATAGATTAAAAAGGAGAATAAATGAAATATAATCTTAATGTATTAAAAACTGATATTGGATCGTTTCGTCATTATTGGCGTGGAATTCCAAAGATTGGAAAAACAAGTTTGTACAGGGACTTAGTCCTCGAAGTTTATGGCGATGCAAAATTTGGTCTTTTAATAAGTCCAGGCAATGAAACCGGATATAAGAGCTTAAGTAACTTGTACGCGGTTGAGACACCCACCTGGGAATCATTTGTAGAAATTGTAGATGATTTGGTAGAACATAAAGAAGATAATAGTTTTAAAATCATAGCAATAGATACTTGTGATGAACTAGTTTCAATAGCATCTGATAAGACTTTAAAAGTTCATTTTCAACGCAAAAATGAAAAAGCTATTTCTTTGAACGGTTGTTTCGGCGGGTTTGGCGCGGGGCATAAGTATGTTCAAGATTTAATTAACGATCAAATTAGACGACTTGAGAGTGCAAATTATGGATTGGTTTTTATATCGCACACAAAATTAAGAGATATTAAAGAAAAAGGAATTGAAGAAGGATATCAGCAATTAACAACTAATCTGGAAAGTCGATTTGATAGAATATTTCTTGATAAATCTGACATCGTGGCAACATTTTATACACAAAAAACCGTAAAAGATAAAGAATTGGTTAGTGCAGAAAGATATATATATTTTCGCTCGGACGGATTTATTGATGCCGGAAGTCGTTTTGCAAATATGCCAGAAAAGGTTGTCATGTCTGCAAAAAATTATCTTGATGCCTTTAATCAAGGAGTTAAATCGTCTTTTCCCATTAAGGTTACAGATAAACAACTTGAAGAAATGCGTAAAGTAGAATTAGAAGAAAATGAATTAAAGGCACAAAAATATATAGAACAAACTAAAGCAGAGAATGAAGAAAAATTTGCAGGATTGGAAACTGCCGACGATTATAAAAATGCTATTGAAAAAAAACTCCTAGAGTTGGATGATGATACAAAAAAACAAAAACGTGCTGAATTTAAGGACCAAAAATTACCAATGAAGTTTAAGGAAATTGATGACATCGAAGTATTAAAAAAGATTTTAAAAGTATTTTTTGAATAAATAAAACTATAATAAAAAGATAGGATATAGTATATAAATTATACTATATCCTATCAAGAAATCTTAAAATATGAAAATTTTAAAAGCATATAAAACTGAACTTAAACCAAATAATAAACAACGAACATTTTTTATTCAATGTGTTGGTTCGTCTCGTTTTATTTACAATTGGGGGTTAGCAGAATGGAAGCGTCAATATGAAGAAGGTGAAAAACCATCTGCTTATAGTTTGCGCAAACAATTCAATGCACAAAAAGATAATTTTTGTCCTTGGGTAAGAGACATTCCCTATGCAATTACAGAAAGTGCATTCGAAAATTTAGGATTGGCATTTAAGAATTTTTTTAGAAGAGTTAAAAACGGAGACAAGCAAACAGGTTATCCTAAATTTAAGAAAAAGAATATATCAGATAGTTTTCAAATTCGTGGTTTAAAAATTGAAAATTCAAAAGTGAAAATTACTGGAATTGGTTGGGTAAAACTAAAAGAAAAAAATTATATTCCGACTAATTCTGATCGATATGGAATTTATTCCACTATTTCTAAAAAAGCTGGTAAATGGTTTATTAGCGTTTTAGTAGAAAATGAAATTGAAGATCCGATAAAATCAGTTAATAAATCAATTGGCATAGATTTAGGTATAAAAGTTTTGGCAACTTGTTCTAATGGTAAAATTTTTGATAATCCAAAATACACAAATAAATATGAAATGAAATTAGCTAGATTACAACGTGAATTATCTAGACGTAAGTTAGGAAGCAAAAATAGAGAAAAAACAAAAGTAAAAATTGCAAAACTTCATGCAAAAATAGCCAATTCAAGAAAATATGTTATTCATGAATTGAGTAGTTATGTAACGGCAAAAACCAAGCCAAACATAGTGGTATTAGAACATTTAAAAGTTGAAAATATGTTGAAAAATCATAAATTGGCAAAATCTATATCAGACGTGGCATTTTATGAAATACGACGACAAATTGAGTATAAAGCAAAGTGGAATGGTGTAGACGTAAAATTAGCTGATACTTTTTATGCATCTAGTAAAACATGTAGTAGATGTGGTAATATAAAAAATGATTTGACTTTAAATGATAGAATTTACGAATGTGATAAATGTGGATTAAAAATAGATCGTGATTTAAATGCAAGTTATAATCTTTTATCTTTAGCAAATTAAAATTGAACTTTAATAAAATAATAATGAAGGTTGAAACACAGCCGGATTGCCTAGGGAGTTAAAGTGTTGTAATGCTTTACTGTGAACTAGGAAATAAGTTGAATGAAATTTGTTCGCAAATATCATTCATAAATCTTATATGAAATCTTCATAATGGAGATTTTCGTCCCGTATATGTGGCATAAAACAGCTATTTGATGGATCATCACCTATATATAGGGTTTACTCCACACGCGTAGGGATGATTGGTGAAATAGCAACAGGAATCGACGTGCGTGGGAGTTTACTCCACACGCGTAGGGATGATTGGAATACTCAAGATGCATATGATACTGATTGGTCGTTTACTCCACACGCGTAGGAATAATTGGCAATTAGGATAATTTATATGAGATTTATAACTACAAGAATTTGTGGCAAATGTAAAAATAAAGTCATTTTGGAACAAAATGATTTTATTTATTATAAAAACAAATACTATCATTTTGATTGCTTTAAAAATAAATTAATAGAAAAGAAACGAAATTCTTTATCTATCGATTCTGCCATGCAATTAGCAAATCAATTAAAATATGATAGTGACAATAACGTTTTTGTTATTGACACTATTGATAAAAGTCATTTATACCAATATTTACAAAAAACATATGGTATAGTTTATATGCCAAAATTTATTTATCAAAAATTTAGCGATATTTTTAATGGTACATATAAAAATATAATGAATGGACAGGGTATACCTCCATGCGATTTATTAGACATGTGGGAAAGAAAACAAAATTTCTTAGATAAAACTAAAGTATGGAATGAATCTAAGGGGAAAGTAATGGAATCTTTGCAATTGATACAATATGATTTAGCTATTATTATGAGCAAATATGATAGTTATTTGAAATGGAAAGAAGCGCAAAAAATAAAAACTATTGATAGAGAAAGAATAAAAAATGAAATGAATGATAAAATAGATTATGGTAAACTTGGCAATTCATCAAATAATATAAATAATAATGATGATAATAATGGCAATAATAATGGTATTAATATTTCAGACATCTTGGATGAAATATAAATATGATAGAAATTGAAGATCGAATCAAAAATGTTCAAAATGAAATATTATTTGTTGGAGCTATTTATAAACAGCCTGATTTATTAGTGGAATATGGATTTTTTGTAAAAAGTGATTATGATTTTTTTGATCCAGTAACTAAATTCTTATATAATCAATCGGAAACTATCTTCCAGAAAAGAACACAAAATTTTACTCAAGATATAATTAATCTTTATATGTCTGAGAATAAAGAAAGATTTGATTTATACAAAAAATATGGAGGATGGAAAACAATTGAATCTTGGATGGAGATGGCGTCCGTTGATGATTTTAAGAATTATTTTGATGTACTTAAAAAATATTCTTTACTAAGAGAATATCATCGAAAAGGACACAATGTTGAAAAAATATTAGACCATAAAAAATTTAATTTATTTTCTGCCGATGATATTTATAAATTAGTAAGAAGTCAAGTCGATAGAATCAAAACTGTCATTATGAAAAATAATGATATTGAGATACTTAATGATGGTTTAGTAAATATGATAAATGGCTGTTTGGAAAAACCAGATATGGGATTGGATTTGCCATTTCCTATATTTAATGATTTAATTAGAGGCGCAAGAACTAAATCAATGTTTGTAACTGGCATGACTTCAAATTCTGGGAAATCCAGATATATGTTCAGGATTATTGCTTATTTTGCATTAATTCTAAAAAAGAAAGTATTGGTACTTTTAAATGAAATGTCCATAGATGACATGAAATATTGTTTATTGGTAACTTGTATAAATAATAAAGAATTTAAATTAATACATGGTATAAATATTTCCAAAAAAGAACGAGAAATTGCATTGGGTATGTATAAAAATGATAAAGGAGAATTTATTTATCGCGAGAAGGACGATGGTGGTAATTATACTGAAAATATTAATGATTTTGTCAAAAGGTTAGAGGAAAATTCATCCGAATATGTTCAAATAAAAAAATTAGCTGAATGGATAGAAAACGAAACAAATGGATTAATATATGCCAAAGATGTATCAACAGATTATTCTGATAAAACATTAGAATTTGAAATAAGAAAAGCAAATTTAATACAAAATATTCAATATGTTTTTTATGATACTTTAAAGAATCCTGTTAGTGCATTGGGAGATTGGGCTTCTTTACAAGGGACTACAACTAAACTAAAAGAATTAGCAACACAATTAAATATATTTGTTTATGGATCAATACAATTAACTGCCGATGCTAATGTTATTCAACCATTAGAATTATCTGCAATGAATATCGCTTCTTGTAAAAATCTGAAACATATTGTTGATGGATTAGCTATGTTTAAGGAAATTGATAGAGAAGATTATTATAAATATTATTATTGTGATACAAATAATTATGATCCAGCATGGGGAACAATAGATGAAAAATCTTTAGATTTAAACAAGCGTATGTATGCTATGATATTAGATAAAAATAGAGCGGGAGCAAGAAAAGATTTATTGTTTGATGTAAATCTTGACGAGAATAGATGGGAAGAACTCGGAGAATTATTTAAAAAATAATAAATTATGGACATCCAACGGCTAAAGCAATATATCTATGAAAATGATCTAATTGAAATTATTGCAAATCAATTAGGAATGCATGATATAAAATGGCATGACAATAAACGTTACTTAACTTGTGCTTGGCCTGATGGAGATAATAAAAATGGTTGCGTTATTTATAATTCAGAATATTTAAATGTTGAAGCTAATACTAGAGATTTAGGCAATAAAGTAGATCTAATTTCAGTAGTAGAATTTGTAAATAAAATAAATTTTTTTAATGCACTAAAATGGATTTCGGAATGTATTGGTTTAAATTATTATTACAATTTTGATAAGGACTTGCCAGAAAGTTTACAAATTACTAACATGATAGAGAAACAAAGGACTAACAATATTGAAGAAGATAATATTCCAGTAAAACCAATTGATCCTACAATCTTGACATATTATCAAAAGTGTGGTAATATAATGTGGTATGAAGATGGAGTAGATTATGAGACACAAGAAGAATTTGAATTAGGTTACGATCCTTTTACAAATAGAATTACAATACCAATTTATAATGAAATTAATGATTTAGTTGGCGTAAAAGGTAGACTTTTTAAACCTACAATAGAAGATTGGGAAATGAAATATTTATATATTGAATCATGTCCAAGATCAAAAATATTATATGGACTTTATAAAACAGATAAATATATAAAAGAATTAGGTAAATGCTTTTGTTTTGAGGCAGAGAAATCAACACATCAACTTTGGTCATATGGTTATAAAAACTCAATTGCATTCGGTGGCAAGAAAATTTCTCAACATCAAATCAAAAGTCTTGAAAGATTAAGCATATATGCAGATATAGTTTTATGTATGGACAAAGACGTAGAAAAAAATGAGATTGAAAAAGTGGCTTTACAATTTGCGGATGGAATTCCAATATATTATATTTGGGACAATGATAATGTACTTAACGAAAAAGAATCACCCTCAGACAACAAAGAAAAGTTTGAAAAATTAATCAGAGATAATATATATAAAATCAAATGAACGGGAGATAAATTTATGGTAAAATTAATTGCATGGAAATGTGATATATGTGGTAAAGAATGTATAGATGAAAATGATATTTATTCTGATGAACCATTTTATCTCGCAATAAGATTATCTGATATATATGAAAATACATTTAAATATAATGATGTTTGTGC